GATGATTTTCCCGGAGAAAGTGTAGCGATTCTGATACTTATCACTTCCTTTGACGACACCTTTTTCGGTTGCCCGCTGATGAATAAAAGTTTGAGCGGCTTCAAAGTCCTCCCGGCTGATGATTGCCTCGTGATGATCTTTGACTAGATACTGCGTCTGCTCGCCGTGGTTGTTGTGCCGAACAAAGCGTGAATCCGAGTACGTTTTCTGAAAAAAGCAGTCGCCGACATACTTTTCATTGGAAAGCATCCCGCGAATGGTCGTGGCCGTCCAGTGCCCGTTTCGCTTGGTAGGAATGCCACGCTGGTTCAGATCGTCCGCGATGGCGTGGGTACCTTTGCCGGAGAGCAATGCCGCGAAGATTTCTTTCACAACAGCCGCCTGTTCTGCATTAATGACCATCTGCTCACCATCCCAATCGTAGCCGTAGGGCGGGTAGCTGACTTTATAGGTGCCGTTCTCGAAGCGTTTCTGGATTGACCATTTGCTATTTGCCGATATAGAAACAGACTCGCTTTCAGCCATGCTGGAGAGAATTGCCAGAAAAAGCTCGCTCTCCATTGAGCCGGTGTTGATATTTTCTTTCTCGAAATAGATGGGAATGCGCAGTGCAAGCAGCTTCCTTACCAGCTCTAAGCAGTCCGTTGTGTTCCTGCTAAATCGACTGATGGATTTTGTGATAACAAAGTCTACTTTACCGGACTTGCAGTCCTCAATGAGGCGTAACAGCTCCGGACGTTTGTCCTTCTTAGTGCCGGTAATACCTTCGTCGTAATAGAGTCCTGCGAACTCCCAGTCATCACGAGATGTGATGTAATTTTCATAGTGGGTTTTCTGTGCCTCAAGGCTTTCAAGCTGGGCATCAGAATCCGTAGAGACGCGGCAGTAGGCGGCTACCCGGATTTTCTTGAGTTTAACTTTCGCGCTTGCTGTTTCAGCGATTTTCGTTATCTTTTTCAAGGGAAGTTCCTCCTTTCTGTACGCCTATACATCACTCTAAAACGGCTACATATCAAGGGATTTTTGGCATTATTTCCGCGAACAAGGGAGAGAAAGTTTCGCGATTGATAGCGTTTAATTTGTTGAATTCAGTCATAGAAATGAGGCCGTTATCGAGCATCTTTTTTGCAATTGCCTGCGCTCTGCAGTAGTCCAGATCGCCCTGAATCCGCTCCTGCGTGAAATATCCAGATTGAACATTTGTGGTTTTGTCTGTCATAACATATCCACCTCCAGTTTCCACTGGAGATGAACTGTCGCTTTGAGCGGAATAAAATAAAAAAGAGGCCTACAGACTCTCCAAAGAGAAATCTGCAGGCCAGTTTGTTCCTGTTCTTACAATAATTCGTTTACTCTTTTCTGTATCGCCGCATAGTCATATCCTGCGGCTGTCAGCTTTTGCTTTCTTTCCGCGCCATTGCCCCAATCGCCGCGAATGACTTCTTTGGCGAGCGTGTCAATGGACTTAGTATTAGAGGAAGATACAGCTGACCCGGATGCGGTCGCAATGAAAGCGTCAAATCCGGCCGCTTTGACCTTTTTCATCATTGCTTCAGCGTTGGCCTTGACACTGTATGCGCCGACCTGTACTTTGTAAAGGCTGCCGCTTTGTACCATATAGGTGTCAAAACCTTTTGCCTTGAGCTTTTTCTCCATTGCGTCCGCATTCGCTTTCTTGGAAAAAGCGCCTGTCTGCACACGGTACAGCGTACCGGTGTTTGCGGAAGTGTTCCCGCTAAGCTTTGCCGTTACCTTGGAGGCCAGATCCCCAAGACGGGAATACAGCCAATCTCCCGGACAGGACTTGTTGGCGAACCAGCGATGGACGGTCAATACCATTTCATCGGATTTTGGAGAATAATTCAGCGTTTTGTTTTTATCCCCCAGCCAGAGAAGTTTCTTCTTCCCATTCCGCTTGCAGATGTCCGTACACAGCTTCACAAGGGAATTGTAAACGGCAGTGGTCATTGCGTAGGGATGATTTAAGTCGCTGGCGCACTCGATGGTGACAGCCCTCTGATCGTTGGCGCTGCTAGAAGAACACCAAGAGCGGTTCTTCTCCTCCACGCAAAGGGCGATCTTCCCATCCTTTCCGATGCCATAATTGCAGCTGGCCTCTCTAGACGGACTGGTAAAGCATCCGCAGATGCTCTCCGCCGTCAGCTGGCCGACCACACAGTGGGGCGTAATCCGGTCAATGGAATGCGTCCTCTGCCCGGAGTGGTTGGGGCTGAGTTTTGTGTAAGATACAAGGGGACTGTTTGTGTAAGCCATTATTCATTACCTTCCTTTCCGTTTTCTGCTCTGTCATGGAGCTGCTCTAATACCGTTCTGATCTTTTCCGGGATCGGCAGCCCCAGATGTCCTGCATTCTCCAACAGGCTCACGCCTTCATTGGAGATGTAGAAAAAGATCACCGCTGTCCGCAATACCGCCCCGGTTCCGATTACCTGCACATCGATGATGTTTGCAATCCCGACAAGCAGGAAGATCAGCACTTTGCGGAAGATCCCTTTGAAGCCGACTGCGCTGGATAACTCCCGGCTGATGATGGCGCACATCACACCCGTGATGTAGTCGATCACCACGAAGGCAATGAGGGCATAAAGCAAACCGTCACAGCCTCCAAGGAAATATCCCAGCCAGCCGCCAAGTGCCGTAAAAATAAGCTGAATCATGCTCCAGAATTCTTTCATAACGAAATCCCTCGCTTTCTGAAAATGAAAAAGACGCCCACATGAGCGCCGATTAGTAGTCTTTATATAAAGTGTCTTAGTACACAATCCTGCCGGAAAAGATTTGTGCAGTTTATGACACAGATTTAGGTTGCTATTCCTGCCGGACAGAGTGATATATACAATCACAAAAATCGCAGGAAGGAGGTCAAAAATGTTTACTGCGAAGGAACTAAACACTATCGATACTGGGTATTTTTCCATCATCGCATCCGGCGGCTGCACCGTAACGCTCCAGTCAAAAAACACCGGACACTGCTGGCACATCCTGCTGCAGGAGTACCCTCATTTCAGAAGCTATATGATCTATCACACCCATCACAGGGGAACACTCTACCACGAGCATGGCCACGGAGCCACGCTTTCCGGCTGCCTCAGCCAGATCCGAAACCACGATATCTACTGGCTTTCCAGGAAAAGCCGTTGCAAACACTATAAGGAGGTACGCTCATGAAGCAGAAAAACATCAAGGTCGCATACACCAGCCGCAGCTGCGGTAACTCTTACACGCAGGTACCGAAGATCCAGATGGAGGGGAAGTGGCTGGAAGAACTTGGCTTTTCCATCGGCAGCACCATCGTGGTGGAGTACGATGATGGCTCCATCCGCATCCGGCAGATGACAGAAGAGGAGCTGGCTGACCGCCGGAAAGCCGAACTGGAAAAAGAACTTGCAGCTAAGTCCGCAGCCATCCGAAGGCTCCGGAGAGACATTCACGAGGATTCCCGGAGATTTTCCCGTGTGGCTGAACCTGCTCTTGGCTACAGTACCCCATCTAAAAAACCTGCCAGATAATCCCCGGACTTACTCCTCCGTCAGCGTGTAGGTAATCTTCATGGTCTTATCCACGGTTTTTACCACCGCTGAAGAGAGGTTATTGATGGACGCCAGGTACGGCGTCAGAAGGTATGCCGTCCGGTACTCTTTTCCGTAGCTGCCTCCCCAGCCGATCAGGAAGTTTTTATACTGGAACAGGGGAGTGGCGGCATCATTGAGCCGTGCGCTCCCCTGAGTATGTATCACCGTGTCATCTGCCGTGACCTGAAAATCCCCGCCGATGATCAGGTCGCCGACCAATGTCATATATAGCTCACAGGTTCCCGTTTCGCAGAGCGGCTTCCATTTGGACGTGAAGCCGAACTCGATCAGAGTCACATCCGTGGAGTTTGCAAGGTTGATCTTGTAGATCCCTTTCTCGTCATAGGCCGGGACATAAAGATAGCCGTCCCTGACGCAGCACTTTACCACGCGCTCCGGATAGGAACCAAGCTCCCTGCTCCCCACGTCCATCAGCTTTGCATTGGAGAGCGTCCACTGGCCTTCCGTGAAGGAATAGTCCGATTTGGAGATCCTGATCCAAAGCATCACGGCATCCCCCGAAGAGTTTTCCTCATTGGAAAAACCGTACCAGTACCCGTCCTGACCATCCATGAACTCTCCATGCTTTGTATAACTTCCCAGGAATTCAAAGGTCTCCGGCGTCAGCACCTCATCCTCCAACACGGTATAGGTGGAATCATCCAGACGTTCGTTCAGCCCGATGGAAAAGACCGGAATCCGCAGCTTCCGTATCCGGACACTGTCATTTTCGTAAGTGATGGAGTAGAGCAGGCTGTTCTCAAAATCCATCTCCACAGCTTCAAAAAGGACCATCTTGTTGGCATCCGGGATCGACCCGATATCCGCAGCTTTTAACTGCAGGAAGGTGCTGGCATCCCCCACAAGGCTCCCATAGGCATTCTCACCGCCGAAGGAACTGGTGAGCGCTACCGCCGCAATAGTGCCGTTCCCCTGGCTGGGCGTAAACTCCCAGACAAACTTATAACCATTCGCAATAGGCATGCTCTCCGTCAGGTTCAGGCTTCCCCTCGCTGTGTTTGCCGTGGAATTCACATCGTTGGACGCATATGCCACCGGGAGGTTATCGGACAGCTCATAGATATGTCCCGTATCTTCTTCCAGGGCCTTGGAGAACAGCAGGATGCCGCCGATCATGTTGGGACAGATGGGCAGAAGGCTCCCATTCCACAAAACTGCCGCATCGTATTCCCCGGTGGCGGCATAAAAGATCCCCATCGGGTTCAGGCCAAGGATATTGTTTACTGCTTCCGTGATCATATTCTCTTCTGTGACGGTTTCCACATCCCCTGTTGCCTCATCCGTCAGTTCAATCGTCATAATGCCTTTCAAAACCATAATCATAATCCTCCTGTTGCTTAAGCAAGTGTGACCGGCCGGCAGAATGCGCCGATTCCAGTCCTTCCCGTCATAGTATCCGCGTAGCTTTTCTGTACCAGCTCCATAATTCCCACATCTACCGCTTCCGTAAGGCCTGTTGCCTGAAGGCCGCCGCTGACAGAAAATAGTGCCGCCGTCTCCTCAATGTCAATCCTGCCGTCCCAGGCTGCCGCAGCCGCCATCGCCTGGCCGCTGATAGAAGCGATGCAGTCTCCGATGCCAACTGTCCCGGAACCGTCCTCCATGCGAAGATACACGTTAAAGGTATTCGTTATGTTCGGTACAACGTTCTCAATCGGATAATACAAAGACAGGATGTGCTTCCCGCTGTGCCATGTCTCCACCGGATGATGGAGTAGGATCTCCGCGTTGTTCAGTTCAAAAGTCACATAGCAGACCACCTTCCCGTCCTCCGCCCAGATCACCGGCAGGCTCACATCCACAGAGACTTCTGTACTGTCTGCAGCAGTTCCTTCCTCTGGAGGATCTGAACCAGTATCTGCCGCAGTTGTCGGAAACGGGATCACAATCGTGCCGCTGGCCTTTGCCGTTCTTTCCACCGTATCAGCTACAACATCCACCACCACCTGACCGAAGAACTGCGCATGGTTTTCTTCTTTGGAAGCAAACTCAATGCTGATGATCCGCACATTTGTCTCCGCAATGGTATAAGCGGAGGCATTGGTAAATGTATGGATGTCGATCTTCCCGGCTTCGATCTGGTTTAAGAGACCGGAGATGTTCTTGTCATTCTTTGATTTTGCCTGGGAGAGTCTTGGATTCTTCCCCACGCATTTCAGGCTCTGTCTGCCGCCGATCTTGACCGTAAAGGACGTCACGCAGGTAATCTGTTGGGCGTCCGCCTGCCCGCCGGAGAAAGTCAGAACATCCCCCAGATCCAGCGCGGGATTGCCAATGGTATCGGAATCAAAGGGCACATAATTAACCGTAGATAAAGCGGTGAGGATATTGCGGCAAAGTTCCGCCCTTGTCTCTTCCAGACCGAACTGCAGAAGGGGATTGGCTCCCAGGTTCATAGTCAGCCCGTTATCTTCATCCAACGCATAATACTCTGAAGTCTGCGTCCGCAGGTTGGTAGAACTGACCGCCGTATACCGGGTCACAAAATCAGAGAAACTACTGGAAAATCGGTGCTTCTGCTGGATCTCCATCACCGGAGTTTCCCCGTACTGCCGAAATTCCAGCTTCCCTTCCCGGTTGATGCAGAAGAAGCCGCCCAACACCTGCGCCGTAAAATACAGCACGTCCCGATAGGTCTCAATGTCATTCTCCGGATAAATGGAGAGCAGTTCTGAACCATTCGGGAGCGCCTCAATCTCCGCCTGTGTCTGTGCCAGTTCCACCCCACAGGCGGTACTGCACAGCGCCATCATCCCATATGCCGTCCCGATGGTTTCAAAACCATTGAAATCCCGGTCAAAACGCAGCATATAGTCGTAAGCTTTCAGTTCCAGCACATGGGCTGTCCGGTTTGCCTCGCTCACTTCAAAGATCCCCATTGGGACAGCTTCGCAAGTCCCGTCTGCCAGCTGCAAGTGATAGGTCAGTTCTACCTTTGCACCCTCAAGCGTATAGCGGTCGATATCCAGGAACAGGCTGCTCCCCATCTCCGCCGCATACACGGCTCCAAGCTCGATCTCTGAATTTCCGCAGCATTGCGCCGTAATATAGCCGCTACCTTTGACGATATCCTCCTGCACAAATGGATACTCCACCCCGGCTGCAGTTGTAATCTTCCCCGTCCAGTAATAGTTCCGGGTGTTCCCCTGCACCGCCTGCAGGAACGCCTCGCTTACCGGGTACATCGGACACCCCTCCTTCCGTTTCCAGGCGTCAAAAAAGCACCAATCATTTCTGACTGATGCTTTATAGACATTATTTTATTGTGATTCTTTTATTCGCAATTTTCCAGATCGGAAACAGTTATCAGTGCATCCCTCTGCAAATATTTCATAGCTTTTAACGCATACTTATGGGCTTCTTCGCTGGAACCAGCCACAGCGTCTGTGACCACTCTGATATGATAATCATGCTGATGGGCATCCACAGCGGTATAGTGAATGCACACATCTGTCAGACCACCAATCAGGTAAAGCGTATCTACTTGGAGTCCTCTCAGCAAAATTTCCAGATCCGTACCAAAAAATGCGCTGTATCTCCGTTTTGAAATCAGATATTCCCCTTCAATAGGGTACGTCAGCTTTGCATAATCTGTATATGGAGAGGTTTCTATACAACGGATTCCCTCTGCGCCATCCAGTTCCCGCCCAAAATCCACCATATCCGGCCTATGCACCTCTTTAATCTGGATCACAGGCAGTTTCTTTGCACGAAAAATATCAAGCACCTTTTTCGCATTACGAATACAATTCCACTCGGGCGCTTCCATATTGTTTTCATCCATCTCTTTAAAATCTTCCTGCTGGATATCAATTACAAGCAGCGCACTTTTTTCCTCTATCTTCATAAGCTATTCCCTTTCTTCATTTATTTGTTGATTTTAAATACAGAATAGCTTTAATCTCTGTCAAAATTCACACCTAAATTTTCCTTCATAATACGCCCTCCAATATAGTGTTTTTCCCATACTAACATAGGTTTCTCCTTAACGGTAGTCCTGTTTTAAAATTCCCTCAGCGTAAAACTCACCGTCCACAGCCCTTTCCGGGACGTATCTTTCACAAGAGAAGCCTTATACCCCTCCACATACATCTCCGCTGTCTTCACTGCCAGCGTCTCCGTATCAAAATACCCTACCGCGATCTTTTCCTGCTGCTTAAATTCCGTCAGGGTCTTCAGCCACTTTGCTGACACTGAGAACGTCACCGGGATACTTACCACGCCAGCGCGCACCACATCCCGCTGCACCGTCCCGGCTTCTGTCTCCCCACCGGAATCCGCCTCCACATCATCCATCTGCACCTCATAGGAATCCGGCAGGGGGAGGGCTGTGCCGTCAAAAGTCAGATACTGTATAAATGCCATCTTTTACCTCCCTCCTGACCGCAGGTTCTGCCTTGCCTGCGCCGTTACCACCAGTTCATCCAGCAAAGTACCTCCCACATACACCGGAATCATGATATTGCCCTGTTTGCCGGAAAAACCGGACAGTGCCTCCGAAACGGCAGATGAGATCCCGGAGATCATATCCGACATGCTGCCTCCGGTCATCATCCCATATGTATCTCCATACCCGGCCACAGCTGCCTTTGGAGTGATGACCATGTCCGAAGCCACATCCTTCACAGCCTTTTCCACCAGGCGGCGGCTCTTTTCAATGCCGCCAGCCAGTCCCTTCATGAAGTCAGGCATCCACTTTTCATAGTCAGAGAGCGGTCCTTCATCCGGAGCAGAGAAGTGGAGGAAAGACGCAATCTTGCTGGCAATGCCGGATACCGTGTCAACCACCGCCTGCACCATGCTCTTGATGCCGTTGATCAGCCCCTGTATAAAATCCTTGCCCC